ATCACATAGCACTCAAATACCTCGATTTCTTGCATATCGAAGTCAAGCGACTGCATATCGTGCGGCTGCTCACCCTGCGAGAATCGCGCTACACGCTCAGGCGTAAAAGAGAGAGCATCATTGCTAGGTAGCCCACTAACAATGTCTCTGTCGAAACCCATAGCCACAAGTTCGCCACGCGTAACCAGACGGCGGTGGGCAACGAAAGGACTGTCCTGTACGTTCCTAGCACGCTTCGAGATAAGAAACTCCTCGGGCGGGACATTCTCAATCTTGACAGTACCGAATTCATTTTTACGCTCCACTTGCACAGTGTGCTTACGAATGACCATCCCATAAGGATCAATCATCTCTTGCGTGTCCTGAGCAACGACTTCTAGCGTGCCATCCGACATCAGCATCACCAGTTCATCGTCAGTCAAGTCGCGGTAGGTCTCTTTATTAATATCGACCTTGGTATCCCAGTAGGTCTTGACGATGCCAACCTTCTGTAGCAGTGCATCGAAGAACCAGTTACGCAGAATGATGAATCCTTCGTTGTCACGATTCAGCACCCAATTGCAATACTCAGTAGCCTGCTTTGCAGCTTCTTCATCACCAGGCGATACCGGATCGAATCGCACGACTTCTTCGCCAGTGAACACGCGCATGAGTTGCGGAAGAGCGCCATCAATGACCTCGGCAACCTCACCAGTGACAATCTGCGAGCGACCCTCTAGTTCGTTTCCGTAGGGATCGCGCAGATACGCAGATAGAGCCTGGCGACGCTGTTCAGTGGTCTCAGACTCCAGATAACCGATTGCGCCATCAATCTCTGATTCGATTAGCGACTTGAGTGCATATGTATTCATTAAACCACCCACGAAGAATTTATATTTAGAGGCTTATCCCAAGTGGAAGTGCCTTCGTTCAATCCTATTGCCAAATATCTAAATGCGTCAGCAGAGTGACTAGACCAGTCATGTAACGGCTTATCATAAAACACAGCACGTTTATCGTCATATTCTCGCCGATAGTTTCGCAGTGCGTCTAGTCCATGTTTTGTCTTATCAATCTCAAACCAGCAGCGTGGCAATAACTGGCGTACCGCTTGAATACCATCGGCAATAGATAATCTCGGTGCAACAGTAACATCGAGTCCTGCTTCCATCAGCACTTCCTTACGACTCTTACCAGTGCCAAGTTCTCGCACTTCTACGTCATGCGGCAGGATCTGCGAGGCCTTGTGGTAGTTATTGTCTTGCAGCCACTCAAAGTAATGCTCAAGTCCGACCCCGTGGTTCTCGTGGTAGTCAATTAGCCTGACCTCTTTAGAAGCGATTTGAGCCACCCAAATCGATGTACTGTCACTTATCCCTAAGTCCCATGCACAGAACGTCTTAGCGAGGCTCTCATGAGGTATACGGCATATTCTCTGCTGCTCTTCCAAGTCATTTATCAGCGCGCCGTAGTAAGAGCCCTCTACAGCAGCATGGAACGAGCATTCAAACTCCTGGGCATACTTGTCATCGCCCATTTCCTTCTTCGCGGATTCAAGTTCTTTGCTATCCAGTATTCCAGTCTCGCTAGCCTTAAACTCAAGGAGTGACCAGTCATCAGACGATGCTGCTCTATCGCGGAAGTCTGCAAAGTGATTGCGTCCCTTCGGAGTGCCTAGGAATAGTGCGAATCCTTTTCTGTCAGCGAGGGCCGGACGGATAATCTCGTTCCATATCTTTGGGTCTTGGTCAGCAATCTCGTCAATCACTACTCCGTCGAAGTATTGACCGCGCAGGCTGTCAGGATTGTCTGAGCCGTACAGTTGGATGCGTCGCCCATAGAACTCAGACTTGAGTTCGGAGACATTGAGTTTTGCATCTAGTGGGCGTGTGAAGCGTTCCAGGTAATCCCAGGCGATACGCTTTGCCTGTCCGTATGTCGGCGCTATGTATGCGTACCTCGGGGATTCCTGACCGTTCTTGAGCGATGAATGGATTAGCTGGTTAATCGCTGCGACAGTCTTACCCATACGACGATGAGCAACTACCACTGTGAATCGGTTTGCAGCGACAGCCTTGTGAATTGCTCTCTGCGGATCTCTCGGCCTGTAGCCAGTATCAATGACCTTCTCAGTCATCGACTCCACTCACAACCTTGATGTTGAGCGGGCCACCACCATCTCCAGTGACCTCAGTGCGAGCCAGCTTGGGAATGTGGTACTCCGACAGCTTCGCCATAATTTCCAGAGCGCGATCAGGTTGAGCCTTCACCTTCAGAGCCTCATCACCATAAGCAACCATCTGTAGCCACGAGTCCATGTTCTCGCCATTGCGCTCCAGCAAGTTAGCGATGGCCTCACGCACAGTAGACGTAGACTTGTTAGGCACGCCTTTAGGACGACCCATGCCAGCGCGAGGAGGAATCCACTTCCCTTCGCGTTTAGAAGTAGATTCTACTTTAGTATCTTGAGAATCATTCTCATTCATGTTTGCACCATAAGGAAGTGTTGAAGCAACTATAAGAAACTCTGATAGCAGATGATCAAAAATTGTGTGACTATCTCTCTACGCACTCAGCGTTCACTACTTAGGAGATAGCCATGCAAATCACTACTAACCAACAAGCAATCATTGATGCAGTCAACGCTGGTGTAGACATCCGCTTCAATCCTGACTGCAAGGTATGGGTTCGCTACGACACCATGCAGACAGTTACTAACGAAGTTCAATTCCTACGCGATAACGGAATTGTATATGTCAATCCTTTTATGCGTAAGGTTATCCGAGTTAACTAATCAATAACGGGGGCGTAAGCCCCCAACTATCTCTTTCAAGCAAGAATGGTTAAATCCTTATTGGTTTGCTTCCGGCTCTAGGATTGACACTTCCATTCCATCTTCATGGACGAACACAGCCAATACTTTGTCGTTGTCGAGTTCGATATAAAGCGCATCGTCGTCGGTCTCTACGCCTTCGATAGTGCGGCCGATCAGCATTTCAATGATTTCTTCAAGCATATCGTACTCCGTTATTTAGTGAGGCCGTAAAAGTATAGGTCTGCTGGATTACAGTTTGTACTGAACTCATAGTCAGTGAACATATTATCTAGGTTGAAGATTTCTCTGAAGTCATGCTCTATTAGGTTTCTATAGTAATCGTTTGTGAATGGTGCGTCGGCTGGACTAGTCGCTGTCGTTCCATGTTCTGGTCTTCCTTCTGTAGCGCAGGTAATTATTACCAGTCCATCTGTCATGCGTACCATGTTCTCGAATGTCTTTGCCCAATACTTATTGTGTTCAAAGCATTCGCAGCTAATGGAGGTTCTGAAGTGCTTGTCAGGGAATGTGAGCAGATGTCCTGATTCAACTAGGTCTACATTCTTGCCAGTCCCGATGTCTACGCCTAGATAGTCGCATCCACTGAAGAATCGTCTTATGCTGCCATTGATGTCTAGCGATCCGATCTCCAGAACCTTGCAGTTGTTGAAGTAACTCGGGTACATCGACTGAACACGATGCACAAAGTTAATCTGGCTTTCGTGGCTCATTTCTTCTTGTTTCGTGCGCTGATTGCTGATGCCTTCTTCTTTGCGTCATCCTTGCTAGATGCTCCCCATGCTTGGAGAGATAGCAGCAGTCGAGTAGGACTACCGTCTGCTTTACGCTCTGGCCCTGGCATATTGCCCATGCGAGCTAAGAAACTAGCACGTCTAGGGTTATCACCATACTTGACCGGAGACTTTAGATCAGAGCCTGGATTAGCAGCTTCGTAAGACTTGCGACCTTTTTCGTTTAGGCCACCAGTCTTAGCCTTACCTTCTTTGCGTGTCCATGCGGGGCTTTTCATTTTTTAGCCTTAATCTTTTTATTGTTTCTTTCAATTAGTTGAATTAACTCAGGATTCCATACTGCAAAAGACGTTCCTAATTCTTTTGAGGAATCTATTGTGTCATCAACATTTTTTAGAACCAAAGCATCAAAACCTTTTGTTTTTGCTTCATTGAGAAGTTTCCCCAACCTCATTGCTTCACCAATATCACCGGACATATCAACAGTCATGGGATTTTTAAACAAAAGATTTGCAGTTAACAAGTCTCCAGCCGGTTCGTCATACAAAATTTCACCGTATTCACGAGGGTATCTATATTGGTCTGCAACATTTTGGTTGTCGCTAAACCAAACGCTATCCCTAACTTCCATTGCTTTTCTTGGGCTTAAATCTAAAAGCCCTCGCACTGGTGTGCCGTGATAAGCCTTGATAGCACCCATCATCGGAGCAGCAGCAAATCCAGCGGCTTTACCAATAGGCCCACCAAAGTCTAGCAATCCAGAGATAGCAGCCTGTCCATAGTTGCCAGACATTGCTTGTCGTGTTGCACCGAGACCAGGAACGAACGGTTCTGCAAGATCAGCAAATAGAGTACGGATTTCAGCCGGAGTCAGCTTCTTCTTCGCACGCTCAAGTTTGCTAATCGTTTCCATATTAATACTCCATCTTGGCAAACTTCAGCATTGCCTTCTGCTTGCCAGTCATAGGCTTTGTAATCGGGCCACCGACCAACCACGCAGAGCAGGTGCGATCAGCAGCACACTTGAACTCAAACAGTTCGCAGTAACCTAGGTCGGCACTATCGACTACCTCTGGTGCATAAGTCTCACTGTCCGACTCTTCCTGCTGGATACCACTGACGATGCAATCCATCATCTCGGGCGTCTGGATGAATGCAGAGCAGTTGCCACAGTGCATTGTCTTCGCATTGTCTACGGATGTATTCCATTCCTTAGCGCGAGCATTCCAGAAGTCAGAGTTGTCGTTTTCTGGATTAGCAGGGCCATATCCATACTCAGCGAATGCTTTATCTCGATTCTTGAGATTTACGCTGACGTCGTGAGTAGCAATAGGACAATTTTTCATAGTTTTTCTACCTGCACCCAGTGGCAACGATAGTCGCCTTCTTTTTGAGTCTGATACCACATTTGTAGACTCTGGCAATCCTCTAGCGTTTCAACAGTATCTAGTAAAACTAGATGTCCATTTGTCAGCAGGAAGAGATTGAACCAGATAATCACTTTTTTTTAGCAGTCTTAGCAGAAGCCTTGAAAGCAGCAGCAGTCGGTGCGCCCTTGGTTCCAGGCTTACGCATCTTCTCGCCTGATCCAGCAGCAATACGCTTGCGTTTAGCAAGGATATTCTTGTAAAGACCGTCACTCATTTCATCTTCTTCTTCGGCATCTTCGCTTCGCTATACGCGATAGCTACGGCTTGCTTGCGAGACTTAACAACAGGGCCACCCTTACCAGAGTGCAAAGTGCCTTCCTTGTATTCGCCCATCACCTTACCCATCTTCTTTTGAGCAGCAGTCTTCTTCATATCAGTCTCCAGGTTAAACCTAGTTCTATATTAATACCTAGCTATTGAGCAGACAATAGAAAACCCTTAAAAACAAAATCTAGTATTACCTTCGATTATTAAATTTAGGTAATATCTCTGTTTGGTGGACACACCTAGACCATCCTAGATGTGCCTTCAGAGTAATCTCCGCTCGGAGCCACCCACCCGTCAGCCTTTCGTTCAAGGGTGCTAACTTCGACGCCCTTGCTCCTGTTTCAGAACTATCCCTTGCTTGTAGGAGCCTCTTCCCGTAGCGCAATCGTTACCCGCCCACTACGGTGCTTACTACAGCCAAAGAAAAACCCCGACATACTGATAGAGGCTTGGCCCTTGGCTTGGGCAATCTCTGACACCGTTCGGAAGTGTCTTTGACCACACAAGCCCCTATCACTACACCGGGGTTCCGAACGATGCCCGACTGCCAGATCAGACAACTATAAGGTAATGCTTATGCTCCATGCGTGTCAAGTATAAGAAAGTCTGATAGCACACAGCAAAAAAGTATGGGACTATTACTTCACGCACTCACTTCGAGTGTTTCTCTCTAAGGAGGTTGTTATGCAAGCCCACCAAGTCATCGTTCTGGCCCGTAAGCATCTCGGCGGCGAAATGGAATCTTCAGCCCGTCTTTGTCTTGCTGAAGCAATGAGCATCGTCAATAAGTTTGGCGATCTCAACCAAGCTAAGGCTCGCGCACTTAAGTCGCTTGCTTACTCCGTCGGAATGTCTCATCCGGATTATCAACGGGCAGCAAAGTAATCAACAGGGGGGGCGAAAGCCCCCAACTAGGAGATAAGAAATGAATGAAATTAATTACATGGAACAGTCAGAGGCTTCCGCAGAGGCTAGCTATGTGCGTGACCTTGAGCAGCAGAACCGTCAGATGCGTATCACGCTGTCGCGCATCTTGTGGTGGTGGGAGACTCAGGACAAACATTACGCTAACAGCATTCTTGCCGACGACATTAGGGAGATTCTGAAGTGAACCGCTGCGACATCTATAAAAAAGTCTGTTAACAATTACACAGGGGCTTCGGCCCCTTTTTTACTTGCCCTGCGAACGTACTCATCCATCTCCGTTTGCAGGATGTCCAGACCACTCTGAATGCCATCGCGGAACTGCTGAGTCGTAATCTCTAGCCCATAGTCTGCCGCCACTGGTAGCTGCTTTGGTTGCTTGATCCAGCAGTCAAGAATTGCATCGCAGATAACGTGCATGGTGCGCTTAGGATGCGTCTTGCGAGCCATGTAGACCGTCTGTAGGTTCGCCATCAGTTCCTTGCGCCTATGCTTCTCAGAACGTATCCAATAGGCTAGACAGCCCATACCTCGACGACGCGTATCACTCAACACCACAAACTTCCCTCGCTACAGTTGCCCAAGACTCAAGACTGCATTCGACAGTGTAGTCAAAGTCGTGCCACCAGTCTGCATCCTGCGTGTGTAGATGTACACACAATGGATATACAGCTCGCCATTCTCCGCGCTGACGTTTGTAAACCAGCAACGGGATTAGACCCTTCGACTGGCGACAAGTCTGCGACCACCAATCCTTGATGTCTCCGAGCGTAGCCTTGGAATGATCCTTGACCTCTACGGCCCATCCAGGCACACCAATCAAGTCTGTGTCCCCGTGGTCATTCCTGACGCGTCTGTGAGCGTTCCAACCCGTCAGTTCAAAGATGATATTGGCGACGGCACGTTCACCACGTTTGCCCTTGTCTCGACTGAATTTACTCACTTTCCATCTCCAGCAACAAGTCAATGTAGTGCTTGGCTTTCAGCAAGTCTTGCTTGCCACCCTTCTCCCGCCATCGCACCAGATACTTGATAGCGTTGCCCTCGCAGAATCCAATCCCATTCTTATGGATGAACTCGATAGGCTCGATTGCAAAGTTTTTGTAGTGTGTGCCGCCGATCTGTGTATCTAGCGCAGACATTCTTTTACCTTTTCCAAAAGTTCAAGTTCTGTAATCCCGTAATACTTTTCAAAAGCCTTGCGTCCCATACCATGCAAGCCTTCATTGCCACGATGATGCAAAAAACACAAGGGCAATACATCCATGTGGCTTGCCCTGCGTCCAGCACCAGTTCCAGTACGCGGGTGATGCAGTTCTGCCGGGGTTTCTCCAAGGTTCAAATGCTTGCACAGGATGCAACCAATCTCTGCCACCTTACCCATGTACTGCTTTTCAGATTTTGTCAATTCTTTCTCCAATCCAGCGCATGACTGGCACGGCCATTGAGTTGCCTAACGCTTTGTAGCGTGGCCCATCGGGACAGTTCTCTTTGATGTTGGTATATCCGTCAGGGAATCCCTGCAACCTCTCACACTCAGTCGGTGTTAAGCGACGTACTGCCATACCCATCTGCACACCAGCGTGTTGACTACACGTTAGAGATGCTGTTGTATCAGACGAGAAGTTCATCTGATCTGGTTGTGCGTCAACGTGGAATGCCACTGGCTGTAGCACTACCGCGTGTTCAGCATTGGAGCGAGCTAACGTATGGCAAGGGTCTCCAGACTTTCGGTTCTGCCTATTGACTGGTGCGGTAATGTTGAAGAAATCATAAGAAACTGGCTGCGCTATGTGCTGGTCTTGGTGCGTTGCCAGAGTGAATGCTAGTTCATCACTACCAAGATAGCCTTTGCCACCACCTTCACAGCCTTGGCGTACTTTGAAGGCATGGGCGACCATGTTAAACCCATCCGCACGACTGTAATCGTTGCACGTTGTTTCTAGGCAATATGCGGGATCTGCGATAGGGACTAAAGCCTCAACCTCTACTCTGGCGTTTCCTGTGCGACTGAATGGAGGGCCGCTGACAACTGTGGGGGCAACGCTTTGCCTCTTTTCTCTGCGCGACGCAGTATCCCTGCGGCCGCTCGGGGACTCAAATAGAACCGCTGCGGCACGACGCCAGTCTCCAAGGTATCCGACAACGAACACTCGTCTGCGACGTTGGGCGACTCCGAAGAAACGAGCGTCCAGCACTCGATAGGCGAACCCATACCCGAGTTGAGCCAGCGCCCCGAGGAAGGAACCAAAGTCCCGTCCTCCTGCGCTTGACAGGACACCGGGGACGTTTTCCCAGACAATCCAGCGAGGTTTGTATCTATCAGCAATGCCAAGATAGGTAAGGGCCAGGTTGCCACGCGGGTCTTCCATTCCGCGTCTGAGTCCTGCGACGCTGAAAGATTGGCAGGGAGTTCCTCCGACAAGAAGGTCAATTGATTCATCAGGCCACTCCATAAATTTTGTCATATCACCATAATTAGGAACATCAGGATAATGGTGCGCCAGCACTTGGGAAGGAAACTTCTCTATTTCAGAGAATGCAACTGGTTGCCAACCCATGTGATGCCAAGCAACAGTAGCAGCTTCAATGCCGCTACAAACCGACAGATATTTCACTAAATATCACTCCTTTTTCTACAGCCCATGCCTCGACGCACAGCATATAGTCGCCAAACTCGGCAACGGATAAGTCTGTGCTGGACATACCTAGATTAATAATTTCTCCGTCAGGCATACGCAATTCGCGTATACCAATAAATCGACGCTTGAAGTACTCGTGCCAAGTGTCAGCATCGAATCCGAGTTGATCACTTATATCGTGTACGATTGCCCAATACCTGCGGTTTTGCAGATTCCTGCGCTTTTCTTTCTCGGTCTGCAATGTCAGCAGCATAGGCTGACCAGTCAAAGCCTGCCTCATAACCGAGAATGCCTGCTTCAGTCCTTCCGGCGAGTTCACTCGAAACTTTAGTGCCTCTTTCGATTCCGTTTTCACTTGCATATCTAACTTTGCACTCTCCAAATACAGACTTCACTTGATTTACAAATTCTGCCACCTTGGGCATTAGCTGCCGATTCTTTCGCTGTACCTCGGTCTCCATCTGTTGTTCTCCCCGTAGAACTGGCCTTCGGGGTTAAAGAATAGCCCAACGCGGCCCTCCCAGTCTCCGTGACGGTTCTTGTCGCACGCCAGCAAAGCGTCTACTCCATCATCATCTTCGCCGTTCTGGATGCGCTGTTCCTTTTTCTTGTTGCGCCACACCGAAAAGCATTGGTCTACCTGATCCGTAATCGAACCAGAACCTTTGCTGTCGTACTTGCCTGGAACCTGCGATTCGTCTGCCAGTTTGCGACTGTGGTGGACGATATGGATATGGATGTGATGGTCTCTGGCAATAGAACATAGTGCATCGACCATCAGCTTCTGGCCGTTGTAATCGTCTTCATTGCGAACAGTCTTCATGAGGCTGTCCACCACAAAGTGCTGCACACCCTTAACGTCGGCGCAATATTGAATCACTTTAAGCAGCTCTTTGCTATCTACCGTACCCTGCTGGTCGTATAGCCAAAGCCTGCCAGCCAAGAAGTGATGGAAGTCCTTGATGAACTTTTCCGTCGGGCCAGCAAAGCCTAGTGCCTGCTTGGTCATGCGCTTGAGTGTAGCGGCTGGCTTCATCTCAAACGAAGCAATGCAAACCGTTGCACCTTGAAACAAGAAGTCCAGCATCACGTGTGAAGTCATCATCGACTTGCCGTGACCATTGATGCCCATCCATAGGCTTACTTCTTGCGGCCGGA